CTGAAACAGCAAAATTAGAAGAGAGATATGCTTCTGATCTAGCTGGTGAAGTTGAAGCTATTAAAGAAGATTTAGTTGACAAGGTTGACGGTTACTTAACATATGTAGTCGAAAACTGGATGAAGGATAACGAAGTTGCGATTGAGCATTCTTTGAAGTCTGAAATCACTGAGTCATTCATTGATTCACTAGGTCAGTTATTTAGTGAGCATCACATCAATGTGCCTGCAGATAAAGGAGACATCTTAGATGCTCTATCTGAAGAAGCAAAAGATGCTAAAGCTCAGTTAAATGATGCGACTGCTAATGCAATGGATCTTGCTGAGAAAGTTAAAGCTTTCGAACGTAAAGATATTGTTGCTGAAGCATGTAAAGGCTTAGCGGCAACTGAAGAAGCAAAATTAAAAGAGTTAATTGAAGGTGTTGAAGCTGACGATAACGAATCTTTTGCAACTAAAGTAGCGACAATTAAGGAATCTTACCTTAATAAAGATACCACGGTAGAAGCAACTCCGGAAGTTGATGCTATTACTGAGGATACACAAGAACCAAAAGTTGTTGATGCAAATATGCAACAATACCTTAGCGCAATTGAGCGCACACAATCCATCTAATAGGAGAATTTTAAATGGAACAAATTAATCAAACAATGTTACAGGAAAAATGGGCTCCTGTACTTGATTCACAAGAAGCCGGCAAAATCGGTGACGCGCATAGACGTAAAGTTACTGCTGTCGTTCTTGAGAACCAAGAAAAAGCATTTGCAGAAGAGAGAGGACAACAACATATCTCTGAAGCAGCTGCAGCCAATGCCACTGTTGCAGGTGGTGGTGGTAATATGGCAAATTGGGATCCTGTCCTAATTAGCTTAGTAAGACGTGCAACTCCTGCAATGTTAGCATTTGATCTAGTTGGCGTACAGCCAATGACTGGACCAACTGGCCTAATCTTTGCAATGAAATCACGTTACTCAACTCAAGGTGGTACTGAAGCGTTATTTAACGAAGCAGATACTGAATTTTCAGGTGCTTCAAACGGTTCAGAATTAAAAGGTTCTGATCCTTTTGCTGGTGATACATCTACTGTATCTCCTGCTCCTGCAGCTTTAGACGATTCTGATACAGTTGATGACTATACACCTGGTGGTGGTAATGCTACGGCAACTGCTGAAGCTCAAGGAACTAGTGGTTCACCTGCTATTCCTGAAATGGCGTTCTCAATTGAAAAGACTACTGTGACTGCAAAGTCTCGTGCTCTTAAAGCTGAGTACACAACTGAATTAGCACAAGACCTTAAAGCTATTCATGGTCTTTCTGCTGAGACAGAACTTGCGAATATCCTTTCAACTGAAATTTTGGCTGAAATGAATCGTGAGATCGTTCGTTTAGTAAACCTTAACTCAGTAACATCTACTCGCGGTGCATCTGCTGGTGTATGGAATGCGACTAACGCACCTGATAACGGTGGTGCTAGATGGTCAGTTGAGCGTTATAAAGCTCTAGCTCAAGCTATTCAGCATGAAGCTAACCAAATTGCTGTTTCTACTCGTCGTGGAAAGGGTAACTGGGTAATCGTATCTAACAACGTTGCTGCGGCTCTAAATGCTGCTGGCGTTATGGATACTGGTTTAGGTCTACAAGGTCCAAATACTTTAGATTCAGATGTAACTGGAACTCTAATGGCTGGTACTATATATGGTTCTATGAAAGTATATATCGATCCATATGCGACTGTAGATTATTTCAACGTTGGTTATAAGGGTACTAACCCGTATGACGCTGGAATGTTCTATTGCCCATACGTACCATTAAGCATGATGAAGACAATTGGTGAGAATGATTTCCAACCAAGAATCGGATTCAAGACTCGTTACGGTATTGCTGACAATCCATTTGTCACAGCTGGTGCTGGTAACAACGTATACTACAGAAAACGTAAGGTTACTAGCCTGTAATTTTCTAAATATACACAGTGAAATCCCCCTTAATTGGGGGATTTTTCTTTATAAATAACATTATGCCAAACTTTTTAAATCCATCGTCGTTTGTTTTAACTCTAGATAGCCAGTCTTATTCTGGAGCAGAATTTACGATTCAAACAATGATTCTTCCAGATGTATCTGCTACAGGTGCAGAATTAAACTATCAACAAATCAATGTAGGAAGAGCCAGTGATAAAATCACTTTTGGTACATTTGAAATATCATATCTTATTGATGAAGATCTTTTAAACTATAAAGAGATCTTTGATTGGATGAAATCAAATGTGGAAACAAAACATTCAACTACTACAAGCTCAGACCATTACCGTGATATGACACTTACTGTAATGAACTCGGCAAACAATGTAACAAAACAAATCAAATTTGTAGATGCTTACCCGACAAGTCTTTCATCTATTCCATTTGATATCACGACAACTGATGTAGAATATCTTACAGCAGTTGCATCTTTCTCATATTCTTATTATACATTCATATAAACTATGGAAACTAAATTGGTTATGTGGACATGTGTCTGCATGGTGTTTATGTTGAGCTTTATGTATGGCGCTATGAATTTAATAGCAAGTTATGTACATTAGGTAAAACTATGATATAATAGGTCTATGGCCGAAATGAAAAATTATAAGATTATAAACAATGCTATAAGTAAAGAGTTGGCAGGCTTTATATACGATTACTTTTTAATTAAAAGAAGAGTTGCTCGAAAGTTATTTGATGATGGATATATCTCACCAGATACACCTGACTTCGGTGTATGGAGCGATAAACAAATACCAAATACATATTCGCATTATGCTGATATCGTAATGGAAACACTATTAGAAAAAATTAAACCTGTTATGGAAAAAAATACAGGATTAAAAGTTTTACCTACATATACATATGCTAGAATATACAAGAAAGGTGATATATTAAAAAGACATAAAGATAGACCATCGTGTGAAATATCCACTACAATAAATTTAGGCGGTGATAGCTGGCCTATATATCTAGAACCTTCAGGTGAGAAAGGAAAAGAAGGTGTAAAAGTTAATTTAAACCCTGGTGATATGTTGATATATCGTGGGTGTGAATTAGAACATTGGCGAGAAGCTTTTGAAGGTGATAATTGTGGTCAAGTGTTTCTTCACTATAATGACGCAAATAGCTCCGAAGGGCAAAAGAATATATATGATGGTAGACCATTTATTGGGTTGCCTCAGAAGTATAAAAAGAAACTATAAATAACTATATTATTATGAATATTGAACAAGTACTAGAAATGTGGAAGGAAGATTCCATAATAGATGATTTAAAATTAGATGACACTACTATTAAGATGGCACGTGTGCATAGTAAGTACTTAGAGTTAATTACTATCTCTAAGATGCGTAGAAAGAAAAAAGATCTTGACTATAAAACGTTGCTTAAAGATAAGTGGTTATATTATAATGGTAAACTATCTAAAGATCAGATAGATGCATTTAAATGGGAATACGATCCATTTGGTGGTTTGAATAAACCATTGAAAGGTGATATGAATTATTATTATGATGCAGATACTGATATCCAAAAAGCTCAAGCAGCACTTGAATATGATAAGGTTCTTATTGAAACATTAGAAGAAATTATGTCTACTATACGGTGGAGACATCAAAACATTGGTAATATAATTAAATGGAGATCCTTTGAAGCAGGAGTTTGATAAGAAAACACTCGAGCTATTATTGATAAACTATACTAATATCAATAATGATTTAAGAAAGCCATGTGCTGAGAAATCTAAGTTTGAGAAGTTAATCAAAGAAACAACAGAAGCATTAGCAAAAGCTAAAGACCCTATTGTATATAAAGATGGAATGACTGCAATGGAATTTGCCATACACTTAGCACATGGAAGAAATAACACTACAAACTAAAGATGCAGCATTCCTTTATGTTGATTGTGACGATAAAGGAATCATACAAGAACTAGCAGAGTATTTTACATTCTTTGTTCCTGGTTATAAATTCATGCCACAGTTTAGAAACAAAATGTGGGATGGTAAGGTAAGACTACTTAATCTAAGAGACCAATCTATATATTCTGGTCTATACAAATATATTAAATCATTTGCTGCAGATAGAAATATAGCAGTAAAAATTTTACCTCATGGTATTAAGTCAGAGGCTAACCTTCCTGGTGCACATCAAGAAGTTGATATGTCTTTTATCGATGAATACATATTACCATTCAAGCCAAGAGATTATCAGTTAGATGCAGTACAATATGCACTTGAGAATAAACGAGGATTGTTAGTAAGTCCTACAGCCTCAGGTAAATCTTATATCATATATCTTATGATGAGATACTACTTAGATATGAGCTATGACCATATTGCAGATAAGGTATTACTAATTGTTCCTACTACATCACTTGTTAAACAAATGGTGGGAGACTTTGCGAAGTACTCAGAACATGACGCGTTGTTTGATGCAGAAGGTATGTGCCACGAAATTATGGCTGGTAAAGATAAAGGTCATAAGACTAAAAAGATCTATGTGTCTACATGGCAATCTATATACAAAATGCAGAAAGGATATTTCGAACAGTTTGGTATGGTGATTGGTGATGAGGCTCATGGATTTAAAGCTAAATCACTTACAAGTATCCTAACTAAATGTGTGAATGCAAATTATCGATATGGCTTAACAGGTACATTAGATGGTACACAAACACATAAGCTTGTCCTCGAAGGTTTATTTGGACCACATAAGAATATCACAACAAGTAAAGAATTAATCGATCGTGGTGATCTTGCTAATATATCGATTGATGTATTATTACTTAAACATAAAGATGAGCATTGTAAAGAAGTAAGTAAGATGAAATACCAAGACGAAGTAGATTGGATTGTTACATCATCTAAACGAAATAACTTTATAAAGAATTTAGCTATCGATCTAAAAGGTAACACATTAGTATTATTCCAATATGTAGAGAAGCATGGTGAACCACTGTTTAGATTAATAGATGGTGCAACAGATGATAAGCGCAAAGTGTTTTATGTAAGCGGTAAGACACCTGCTGACACGCGCGAAGAAATTAGAGCTATCACCGAACAAGAGTCTAATGCTATATTAGTCTGTTCATATGGTACATTCTCTACAGGTATAAATATAGTTAACCTACATAATATTATATTTGCTTCACCTAGTAAGAGTCAGATAAGAGTATTGCAAAGTATTGGTAGAGGATTAAGAAAGAGTACACTTGATACAACGGTATATGACATTGCAGATGACCTACATTGGAAAGCTAATAAGAATTATACATTAAATCATAGTGCTGAAAGAGTTAAAATATATTCAAAAGAAAGGTTCAAATTTAAGATCCACGAGGTGAAATTATTATAAATACATACATGGACAAACATTTCCCTGAAGACATATCACAGTTACCTGTAAAGCTTTTTAAGTTAGTATCAGGTGAATCAATTATTGCATATACACATAGTTTAGATGATGAATCTAATGGTGCACTTGTTGGTATAGAAGAACCGATGAGAGTACATGTTGAAGACATCGATCCATTAAACAATCATTATATTATGACACCATGGTTACCATTCTCTAATCAGAAATTACATGTCATAGAAGATTTTAATATCATGTTAACTTCTGATGTGAATGATGATGTTAAAGCACACTATATGAAAATTATATTAGATGAAATACAAAGTGACAAAGAGATGATTGAAGAACAAATGAAGGTAATGAAAGGAAACGCCACTACCCACTAATATACTATCCCCCCGCAAAGATACTCTTTTATTATAACATAGAAAAGCCGCTTTGTACACACTTTAACTAAAATAAATATGCAAATAACTGATAATGCTGCAACTAAAGTCGCCGGAATGAAATCCGGGGATGAACACCTACGTGTTTATATTACAGGTGGTGGATGTTCAGGTTTTAATTACGGTTTTATATTAGATAAGAAAATAATAGATGGTGATTTTAGTCTTGAGAAGAATGGTATGGAATTACGTATTGATCCAATGAGCTATCAATACTTAGAAGGAATTACAATTGATTATTTAGAAGATCTACAAGGATCACGGTTTAGTGTGACCAACCCACAAGCAAAAACAACATGCGGATGCGGCTCATCTTTTAGCGTTTAAGTATGTACAATTGACAATTATATGTTATAATGGTAATACATTTGAACTAATAGGAAATATATTATGCCTGAAAAAATTAAACCTAGAGACAAACCCCATTACGTAAACAATAGAGACTTCTCATATGCAGTAGTTGACTACGTAACTGAGGCAAACAAAGCCAAAGAGGCTGGCTCAAAGAATCCAGTAGTACCAGATTATATTGCAATATGCTTTATGAAGATCTGTGAAGGATTATCTCACAAGCCAAACTTTGTACGATATACATACCGAGATGAAATGGTAATGGATGGAGTAGAGAATTGTTTGAAAGCAATATACAATTATAGAATAGATGCAAGCACAAGAACTGGTAAGCCTAATGCA